GGTACTAAAGGGGTCTTTAATAAGAACCCGAAAATAGTCAAGTCACCAAGTGATGTTGCTTTGTATGGGTACAAAGGACAGCTAGCAAATAAGGTTTTGATTGCTTTCAATGAATTACAAAAATTGAACATCCAGAACGTTTTGCAGGGTGATATGATGTTTACACAGGATGATTTAACAGAAACAGAAGTCGATGGTCAACAATATATAACTTTTCAACCTAATACGATTGTTTATGCTGTGCCAGCCAGATCGGTATTGGCACAAAAAATAAAAAATGCTAAGATTGGTATAGTTTTCCATACGACTTATAGTGGCAACTCATTAGAAGAAATGGGTGCAACATTTGGGGCAGATGTCTCAAATTTAACCAAAACTAATAACGTCTGGTTTTCCAGTGCGGAATACCAAGACAAATCGGGAACGGTTACACTAACTAAAGAGGAAACTGGTGTTCTCACCAGTTTCCTTTCTAATGCAGGAAAAGCATTCAGAAAGGTCGATTCAAAATCTTTAAATAATCTTTTGGAAGTGCAATCTGATTTACCATCATCATTAATTGGTGCATCCATAAAGACTTATTTGAATTCGTTGGTCAGAGCAGGGAAATCTATAACGAGTGTAAAAGGTCATGGCAAATCATACATCAATTTTTTATCATCTTTATTCCAAGAAAAAATTATCCCAAAAGTCAAGTCGGATTCCGCCAAAGAAAAGAAAAGAGAACAAAGGGACATTATCATCAAGAATATTCGCAAGAATAATAAGACTTTGGAAGCAGTGATGGAGTTGTATGTCAATGTGACACGGGCAAAGCAAATAATCATAGACAAGTTGAGTAGTGGTCCGAAAAGATTTCCGAATACGTTTGTTCGTACTGATTCTGGGTATAAGGTAGTGAGCGATGAGGGGTATGTAGCAATCGATAAGATAAAGGGAAATGCGGTCAAATTGGTTGATCGGATGGAATTTTCATATAACAATTTTAACGGTATTAAGAATTGGGACAAATAAATGAAAGCAGTTTTTACATTTGGACGATTTAATCCACCAACAGTAGGTCATGGAAAACTTATTGAAAAGGTCAAGAGCATTGCTGGTGGTTCTGATTTCTTCATATATCCAAGTTGGTCAAAGAGCCCAGATAAAGATCCAATGCCCCATGAACTGAAAGCCAAGTATATGAAATTGGCATTTCCTGAGTATGCAAAAACAATTATATCAAATCCAAAATGCAAGACGGCAATACATGTATTGACAAAACTCTATGATGCTGGCTATGATGAGATTGTCATGGTAGTTGGTAGTGATAGAATTGCAGAGTTTAGTAAACTACTAAATAGGTATAACGGAAAGAAATCAACACATGGTTTTTATGAATTTCCGAAGGACATCAAAGTTGTAAGCGCAGGAGAACGTGATCCAGACGCACAAGGTGTGGAAGGTATGTCGGCATCCAAGATGAGACAGGCAGTCAAGGATGATGATTTCGATAGTTTTGAAAAGGGCATACCAGAGGCCATGCCAAATGGAAAGAAATTGCAGATGTTTAAAGATCTGAAAAAGCATATGGGTCTGAAAGAATATTATGAAGAAGGAACTCCAAAATTTCGAGAATATATACAGAGATTAACACCACAAGAGAAAGTGGTTGACTATGTTAAAGAACGTACACTATCGTCATCAGAGAAAAAGAAAAAGGAAGAAATAGTGATGAAGTTGAAGAAGAAAACTGCCTATTTCAAGGAAAAGCATGGTGATAGATGGAAAGAAGTTATGTACGCAACAGCAACAAAAATGGCAAAAAATGAACAAAAGGAGATACCGATGTTGTCCTTCAAGGATTATTTATCAAATGCGATGACTCTTGCAGAAAAATTTACCAATAAAGAATATGTAATAGACCAACTTTCAAATTCTATGGAGAATTATGATGAAACGAGTTTTGCTATGCATATGAAAAGGGAAACTGGAATTGACCAAAGTGTGTTTCGTGCAATCTACAAGTCTTGGAAAAAACTTTCAGCACAAGTTAAAAATCAAAATGCATATGGTTGGGATAAGTGGTTGGATCAGTTTAGCAGGCTGCTACCATTCGGATGGGCTGGCGCAGACGGGCTCAAATAGGTGCAAGGCAATCTACAACGTAGATGTATAATTCGTTATAGCAAAAGGTGGAAAGATTATGGTTATAGGATTAAGTGGAAAGATACGGTCAGGAAAATCGAGAGTCGCAAGCATTATCAAAAAGACTTACGAGAAAAATGGGATGCGGTGCGAGATTAAAAGTTTTGCACAACCGTTGTATGAGATAATATCAAGATTATATGATAATGACATAAAAACAATTAAAAAGGATAAAAGAGATAATCTTCCGATTTATATAAATACTCGCAGAACTAACAGTGGTCTGAAGATGTCTAGTTATCGTGAAATACTACAAATTATTGGGAACACAGCAAGAGATTTTGGTGATCAGGATATTTGGGTTAACGCATTGTTTGGAACTGGTAGTGAGAAAGCAATACTTGATATGGCCAATAATAATGTTGACTGTTGGGTTATTGATGATTTGAGATTTCCAAATGAGGCGCAGAGAATTCTTGAATGCAATGGAATGTTGATTAGGATAAACAGACCAGATGCGGAAGAAAATGAACATGTTGTAGAGAATTCATTAAATGATTGGACAGAATGGGATTTGATCATAGAAAACGATTGTGAAAAGAAAAAAGAACGAAACAAGAGACTCAAAAAACTGATAGAAGAATTTTTGTCAGAGAAAATACAAAAATGGGATGTCAGATAAAATATAAAAAGGGGTGCTACAAATGAAGGATAGTCCATTAAACACTCTTAATCCATTTTCAAGCGGTTCTGATGAGAAATTAGTTGATGTAGTTCGTGGTGTTATTGGTGGACACGCCTACGATGAAATTGAGATTGAGAAAGAGGAAGAAGTTGAGAAGATTAAACCCGAAAAGGTTGATGGTCGAACCAAGAATTACAAAACTGCTGTAAAACGCATGGCTGATGGTGGTCGAAAAAATGGCGAGGGTATAGATTGTCGAACCAAAGGATATAAAGCAACTGTGGCCAGAATTGCAGCCAGAGGGTCATCAAAAAAAGATGCAGTTGTCGCCAAAGAGAATATTCACGATAGTGTCGAGGACTATCTTGTTGAGAAATTCACTGATGTTGAATTTGTAATAGACCAACTTACAAACTCTATGGAATTTTTTGATGAGGATGAGTTCGTGGAATTCATTAGTTCAGAGACAAGCATACCAGAAGATGCATTACGGAATATCTATCAGGACTATCAAAAACTTTCGATCCAAGTCAAAAACCAAAATGCCTATGGTTGGGAAAAATGGCTGGAAGGGTACGGCATAAAGAAATAATTATAAAGGAGAAACTAAGATGGCACTTTTTGGAGCATCGGATACAACGGCAAATAAACCGAAAAATTTAACAACTGCTGAAAAGGCAGATACTTACGGAATTACGGCCGCAGAGGTTGGAGCAACTACTGGAGATAATGTAGTTGCTATATCACTAGTAGATGGTGGAACAGGTTATAGCAACGAAGGGGGAGCATTAATTGTCACTGGTACAAATAGTACTACAGCAGAAGGAACTTTTACCGCATCAGGTGGTGTAATTCAAACTGTTACACTTACCGCAGGGGGTGCTGGATATAGTGCCGCCCCAGTTATAACTGCAGCTACAGGATCAGATTTGTCCGTAGAAGTTAGTATGGGTGAAGGTGCGAGCTCAATCACACACACAGGTTGGAATAAAAGAACAGTCGGTACGGGTGGTCGTGCTGGTAGGGTATTTTGGGAATGCTTAGTTGCTGGTGGAATGGCAGATGGTGCTGGTGACGAGGATATTGTAACACCAGACGCATAAAAATAATTAAGGTTGTTATGAATGTTTGATGATCTGACTGAAGATAATTTTATGATATTCGCTGCAAAGCACTATATAAATCCCCATTGCAGGGGCATAGATGATTTTAACGATGACTTAAACCATTTCAAATATTTGAAAAGGTTGTTTAATCGTTATCAGAAGGATGGTGTTTTGAAAACGAATTTGATTGTCAGTCACATCATCGTATTGTATAACGTGTTTGAAGCACAGGCAATGACCAGAATGCTCTTTTTCAAGATAGATCAAGATCAATGGTCATTGCTGAAACCGTTTTTAGTCATGTTAAATCATCTACCAAATCAGATTATAGAGGGTTCAAGAATTATAAATACAGTTGACATACCACTTAACAAGGAAATAGTTGAGGGATTAAGGTTGATTTAAATGGGAATATTAAGCACAGGTGTTGATTATTACATGGTGTATCGTTTCATAAAGGCACTTGTAACACCGTTTAGCAAGACAAAGGCATTCGATCTTGGAATTGTAGACGATGAAGGAAATATTCTGAAGAAGCGCAGAGAATTGAAAACTGCTGAAGAAAAAAAGGCATATGGATATTTTGAGAGAATGGTTTGGAATATTAAGAAGTTGGTACATAAGATTCCTATTGTTGGAAAGAAATTTGGAAATTATGCGGCTGCGGCGTATCTCATTCTTAAAGAGGATAATTCCCTAGAGGATTACAAACAGACTACATTTCTGAAATTTGCATGGGATGGATTGGAAACTTTGGTCGAGAATGCCCCTGTTTCCAGTACTGATGGTATTGCTGGATTACCACCTGATGCGCCACCTGTAAGCAAGAAAGCACAGAAGAAAATCCGTAAGAGAAACAAAAAGAAGAAAAAAAAGAAGGATTATGAAGTTGTATCCTTCAATGAGTTTATTGGAGGACAACTGTGAGTACAGAAACAGATTTCATAAAAGAGCAAGTGGACAAACTGTCTCTGAAAATAGACAAACTTGGTGATGAGATCGGCAACCTACGAGATAACCATATCCACCACTTGGATCTTAGGGTTGAACGTATGGAAACCACCCTAAAAATCGGATGGAAAGCAGTTGTATTTGGTGCAGGGGTTCCTGCTATCATCAGCTCTGTTCTATCTGTGATTAATTTAGTGAAATAATGTTGGCATAGATATTGCTACCTATATAGTATGAGCATACGAATAGATATTAACTACATTAATAGTTTGTCGAGCCGTTTAGATAAGTTTTCCAAAAAAGGTCAGCATACCTATAACTGTAGATGTCCAATCTGCGGAGATTCCCAAAAAAAGAAAAACAAAGCAAGGGGATATTTCTACCAAAAAAAGGGGGGCATGTTTTACAAGTGCCACAATTGTGGGTTTGGATCTTCATTGGGGAATTTTATAAAACAGTTTGATGGAGAGATGTATAATAAATATAGGATGGAGAGGTGGAGATATGGTGACAGTGGTTTTTCAAACTACAAGAAACCGACATCCGATGAAATGAATATGGAAATGTCACCACCAAAATTTAGAACACTGCAATCTCAGTGGACTATACCGATAACTGAATTAGATGATGCACATGTGGCAAAAAGGTATCTTTTGGATAGAAAAATACCGAATCTTACCGAATTGTATTTCACTACACATTTTGGGTATTTCGTTGAGGAATTAGTTCCAAATCGATATGAAAATCTTCAATACGAGGATAGTCGTATAATCATTCCATTTTATGACATAGAAAAGAACCTAAAAGTTATACAGGGGAGAAGTGTAAATGGATCAGAATTGCGATACATCACAATCAAAATTGAAGAAGATTTTCCGAAAATATATGGGTTGGACAAAGTGGATTTTTCACGGCATGTATATGTTGTTGAAGGTCCCTTTGATAGTATGTTTATTCCTAATTCTATTGCTGTGGCTGGTTCTGATATTTCTTCTGTTTGCAGATTTCTTCCTGAGTTGAAAGAAGAATCGACAACTTTTGTTTTTGACAATGAGAGAAGAAGTTCTGATATTGTCAAGAAGATGGAAGAAGTAGCCGATAAGAACAATTATGGGATTTGTGTGTTTCCAGAAAATATTGAAAAAAAAGACATAAATGATATCTTTTTATCTGGAATTGGTTCAGATGAGATAGTTGAAATTATAAATAACAATACCCATCGTGGTATGGGTGCGAAATTTGTAATAAGCAAGTGGAAAAGGTGCTGAGATGGGTAAAAGTGATGAATTGAAGTGTACATATACACTTCCAAAAAAATATAATGGGGTAGATGTTGAAGTTAATTTTAATGATTTATCCTACCGTACACAATCCTTAGAGAAATGGAAAACATCTGAGTGTGAGAGCAGGAACTATATTCTTGATGAAGGTGGAACTTTATGTTTTAATGATGGTGATGAGAAGAAAAGGGTTAATTATTTCGGGAATCTGAGCTTCTACACCTTTGTTCCTATAGTCGAAGGGGAAAGTGGTTGGTGGGTTGAATTTATGTCTAAAATTGCATATGGAGTTTGTTTGAAAACAAAACTTACAAGATTCTATATGGTCAAACAAAATGGAGTTGATATTGTACAATAGGGAGTAGCAAAGAATGGAGAAGAATTTAGAAGTATTAAGTGATCTGGTACATCACATGAAGTACGCAAAGTACTTGCCAGAAAAAAACAGGAGAGAAACATACAAGGAAACAGTTGACCGAAATAAACAGATGCACATTGATAAATACCCCGATCTAAAAGACGAGATTGAGGATGCCTATCAACATGTGTATAGCAAGAAAGTTATACCATCAATGAGGTCTATGCAATTTGCAGGGATGGCGATTGATGTTAATCCAACTAGAATGTTCAATTGTTCGTATCTACCAATAACGGATACATTGGCATTTGCTGAAACTATGTTCCTGTTGTTGTCTGGTGCAGGGGTTGGATATTCGGTACAGAGACATCATGTAGACCAACTACCAGAGATTAGAAAACCTATCAAATCACGAAGGTATTTGATACAGGATTCTATAGAGGGCTGGGCAGATGCAGTTAAGGTGTTGTTTAGGGCTTATTTTGATGGGAGATCGTTGCCACTGTTTGATTATAGGGCAATACGAAATAAAGGTGCGAGATTGATTATCAGTGGGGGCAAAGCACCTGGCCCAGAACCATTAAAAAGGTCATTGAATAAGATTCAGACCATACTGGATGGCAAAAAGGATGGTGATAAACTTACACCGTTGGAATGTCATGATGCACTTTGTCTGATTGCAGATGCAGTGTTGGCGGGGGGTATTCGTAGAAGTGCGTTGATTTCATTATTCAGCATTGCCGATGAGGAAATGATGAAATGTAAAACTGCATATGATGGTGTAATAGAGGATCGTTTAGGTGAACATGATGGTGTGCATAATTTGCGTGTCAGTATCTGGAGAGATGAGAAATATTATATGACCAAAGAGGTTTTCTTGTCACAGGCAGACTACAAGGAACTTGATGAAAACGGAAAAATCCAGTGGTTTTATTTCTATCCAGAACGTGCAAGGTCTAACAATTCAATTGTGATTGCCAGACCATTGATCACCAAAGATCTGTTTGAGACAAAGTGGGATGTGATAAAGAATTCGGGTAGTGGTGAACCTGGCCTTTATTTCACCAACAGTATAGAATTGGGTTCAAATCCATGCTGTGAGATTTCGTTGAATCCGTATCAGTTCTGCAATTTGACATCAATCAACGTAGCAGATGTTGAAAGTCAAGAGGATTTAAACAATCGTGCATCTGTGGCTGCTTTTATTGGAACATTACAGGCATCATATACCGATTTCCACTATTTGCGTTCACAATGGAAAAAACAGACTGAAAAGGAAGCTCTTTTGGGGGTTTCACTTACAGGTATTGCATCCATAGAAGAATTGCAGTATGATTTTGCTGAGGCGGCAAAATATGCTGTTGATCAGAATAATATCACCGCAAGCAAAGTTGGAATAAATCCAGCAAAAAGGGTGACTTGTATCAAACCAGAGGGAACAGGTTCGTTGGTTCTTGGAACATCGTCTGGTGTTCATGCATGGCACAATCATCATTACAAGAGAAGGTTGCGTGTTGGGAAAACTGAGGCAATATATAAATACCTATTAGACAACGTTCCAGAAATCATCGAAGATGAGGTTTTCGGTGATGGCGCAGTTATAACAATACCAGTTAAAGCACCTAATCAAGCAAAGATTAGAACAGAGGGAGTTGAGGATTTCTTAGAAAGAGTTAAGTATTTCACTGATAGTTGGGTCAAAGGTGGCCACAGAGGTGGAATGAATACACATAATGTATCTGCAACCGTAAGCATAAAACCCGATGAATGGGGTAGAGTTTCTTTGTGGTTGTGGGATAATCAGGATTCTTTTAATGGTCTTTCGTTCTTGCCATATGATAATGGCACTTATGTACAAGCACCATTTGAGGATATTGATGAAATTGAGTATATGGAATATTCCAAAAAAATAAAAAAGATCAATCTGGAAGATGTTTTTGAGGTTGATGACAACACTAATTTGCAAGGTGAACTTGCTTGTAGTGGGGGGTCGTGCGAGGTATACTAATGTTTCCAGATATGGATTGGATTAAATTGATAGTTTGGAGTGGTATATTAACTTTTTGTGCAGTCCAGTGGGTCTGTACTATAATATGTTTAACTAGAGTATTTCAATGGATAGGGGGATAAAATGCCAGTATATTTAGATCAAAGAGATGCGGTAGAGGATTTTATCAGGCAGAAAATCAAGGAAAATGCAGATATATGCATTGATACATCACATTTTGCAACATGGGTTTATGCAGGGCAAATGGGTTATACATCCAAAACCTATGAGGCTTATGGTGAGTTGGTAGAAGAATTGGAAAACAATTTTCCATTGTTAGGAAAAGATGAAACACTGCGTTCTATCTCAAGGGTTTTAAGGGATAGTGAAAAAGAATGGGTTAATGCTTGGATGGAACACATGAAAGCAGACCAATCTGATAATGTGTTGCAAGGAGATATAGAATATGGGTATTATGGGCATGATCCAAGTTATCCTGATTGCTAGTTTGCTAATCGGGCAATTTCAATACGAACTAGACAGAGATGGGTATGCTTATTATGCCCCCATCTCTGAGAACAATTTATTCAGACCGTTGGG